ATAAAATTTTTGGTTGGTGATAAGATTGCCAGCAGAATGTCACCTTGGAGTTTAATTGACAAGTCAGAAATAGTTGTAAGAGGTAGACCACAAACTTATTATAAACTCCTTGGTATTTGTATGTTAGATTACCTTGATTTGTATAGATGGTTTATTCCAACAAGACAAGAAAGTTATAGATTAGATTTCATTGGAGAATTAGAACTTGGTCATGGTAAACATCCAAATCCTTATGAAACATTTAAAGAATTTTACGAACAAGATTTCCAAAAATTTGTAGATTATAATATTCAAGATGTGGAAATTGTTGACTCATTGGAAGATAAGTTAGGTTTAATTGACCTATCTTTGACCGTTGCATATGAATCCAAAGTAAACTATGATGACATATTTTCACAAGTTAGAGTTTGGGATACCTTGATTGCAAATCATTTAATGAAAAAGAATATTTGTGTACCACCTCGTGAAGAACATCAAAAGGATACCAAGTATGAAGGTGCTTATGTTAAAGACCCCGCTTTAGGAATGCATGATTGGATTGTTTCATTTGATATTAACTCACTATATCCACATATCATTATACAGTATAATATATCACCTGAAAAACTTATTGGTACATCACCTGAAAGTGTTAGTGTTAATAAAATGTTAAAAAAGAAGGTTGGATTAGACTTCCTAAAGACACAGGACGCTTGCCTTACACCAAATGGTGCAATGTTCAAGAGAGATAGTCAAGGCTTCTTACCTGAAATGATGGAGAGTATGTACAAGGACCGTATTGTTTTCAAGAAAAGAATGCTTAAGGCCAAAAAACAATATCAGAAGACTAAAACTCCTGAACTTAAAAAAGAAATTTCTAGGTGTAATAATATTCAATGGGCAAGGAAGATTGCTTTGAATTCGGCTTATGGTGCAGTTGGCAATCAATACTTTAGATATTATGATGTAAGACAGGCTGCTGGTATTACAACAGCAGGACAATTTATTATTAGGTTTATAGAAAGAAAGGTTAATGATTATTTAAACAGTATTTTAAATACAGAAAAGACGGATTATATTGTTGCGTCTGATACAGATTCAATTTATGTAAGATTTAAGGACCTTGTAGAACATACTTGTAAAGGTAAATCCAACGAACAAATTTTAAATTTTTTAGATAAGGTGTGTGAAAATAAATTAGAACCATTTATTGCAGAATGTTTTGATGAACTTGGTGATTATTCCAATGCATTTAAGAATGCTATGGTAATGAAACGAGAAGTTATTGCTGATAAGGGCATATGGGTTGCCAAGAAAAGATATATGTTAAATGTATTAGATGATGAAGGTGTTAGATTAGCACAACCAAAATTAAAACTTATGGGTATTGAAGCAGTAAAATCTTCTACACCACAAGTTTGTCGTGTTAAGATTAAAGAGGCGATTGAAGTAATTATGTCCAAAGAACAAACTGATTTACATAAATTGGTTGCAGAGTTTAGAAAAGAATTTATGAAATTGCCAGCAGAAGCTATTGCTTTTCCTAGAAGTTGTAATAATGTTAAGAAGTACCGTGACCATAGTAATATCTTTATCAAAGGTACACCAATCCATGTGAAAGGTGCCTTGATATACAATTATCAGATACAAAAATTAGGTTTAAAAAACAAATATCCTTTTATACAAGAAGGTGATAAGATTAAGTTTATTAAATTGGTGCCGGCAAATCCATTTAAGTTTGATGTGATAAGTTATATAACTTCATTACCACCTGAATTTAAACTACAAGATTATATTGATTATGAAACACAATTTGAAAAAACTTTTACTGACCCTATGAGATTTATTCTTGACGCAATAGGTTGGAAGTCAGAACCACAAGCAAATTTGGAGGCATTCTTTGGATAATATAATTGTAAATGCCGATAGTATGGAACATCTAAAATCTTTAGATGATAATATATTTGATTCTTGTGTGACCGACCCACCATATCATTTAGCTTCTATTGTAAAAAGATTTAAAAATGGACCACAGGCCAAATATGGTAAAGATGGTTCTTTTCAAAGACCATCAACAGGTTTTATGGGAGAAGAATGGGACGGCGGTGATATTGCTTTCCAAAAAGAATTTTGGCAACAGGTCTATAGAGTTTTAAAACCTAAATCGGTTGTATTAGCATTTGCAGCTACAAGAAATTACCATAGAATGGCAGTTGCAATTGAAGACGCAGGCTTTGAAATATTTGATATGATTAATTGGATATATGGTACTGGTTTTCCTAAAGGAAAAAATTTATTAAAACCTGGCCACGAGCCAATAGTAATGGCAAGAAAAGGTGTTAACAAACATTTAAATATAGATGAATGCCGTATACCATATGCAGATGAAAATGATAGAAGTGGTTGGCATAAAACAGGTTCAGATGGTTCTAAAGGTTATATGGGTACAGATACTTTTAAAATAAGAAAAATTGGTGCTGAAGAAATTAAAGAAAGAACAAAAAATGGTAGATGGCCAGCTAATATAATACATGATGGTTTGGAAGATGATTGGGCAAGATATTTTTATTGTGCTAAAGCAAGTAAAAAGGAAAAGGGAGATAGTGGACATCCAACAGTTAAACCTTTAGAGTTGGTGAAATACCTTGTTAGATTAATTACACCCAAAGATGGCATTGTATTAGACCCCTTTGCTGGTACAGGTACAACTGGTGAGGCTGCGATTTTAGAAGGTAGAAAATATTATTTAATAGAAAAGACAGAAAAATATCTAAAAGATATAAAAAAAAGAGTAGGTAAACCCTTATTATGTTAGAATTGACAATATCAATTTTGTATGTTATAATAATATATGCCTTTGTGGTATGGTTATTATTGAAATGGAATGATGAAGATGTTAAGTAAATATGCAGATGAAAATAAATTACCTATAATGGATCAAAGTACGTTTGAGCGTATTACGAATGATATAGGTAAAGAAAAATTTAGAGAAGATTTGGCACAGTATATTGCAGACAATAGACCAAAGTTTCCTCTAAAGGAGATTTCATTTGAAGCAATGCGTCAAGCATTTAAAGGTTTACAAAAACAAGATGTATGGGAATATGTTAAACCACTAGAACAAATAGATAGAAATGTAAAAGAAAAATATGACGATTACAAATATAATTTTAAAAAATATGGACTTGGTATTATAGACGCACCATCTATTCATAATGATGCATCAAATTATTTTCATCAACATTTAAGATTAAACTGTTCAAGTTATAGTTTTAAATCACCATTAGATGTATGGTATAATGGTACAGCGAAAGATATATGGAGATGTTTAGGTCCTATGTGGCGTGGTATTAATGGTATGAAACCTGTTTTAGTAGAAGGTAAAGAAGAATTAAGAGGTGGCAGATTAGATGATAAGAGTTATGTATCTGCTTTTAGATTACAGACTTATATTGCAACACAATTTAAACCTAATGTAGCAAAAGCAATATATCAAATGACAAATGCTAAAAAAGTATTAGATACAAGTTGTGGTTGGGGTGATAGACTTGCAGGTTTCTTTGCTTCAGACGCTGAAGAATATATTGGTTGTGATCCTAATCCAAATACTTACAAACAATATTTTAAACAAATAGAAACATATAACAGTTTTCTATCTACACCTAAAAAGGTAACAATATATAATTGCGGTGCTGAAGATTTACCTTGGGAACAAATTGATAATATAGATTGTGCTTTTACAAGTCCACCTTATTTTTCTACTGAAAGATATAATGAGGGTGGTGAAAAAGAAGAAAATCAATCTTGGAAAAAATTTGATGAATATTTAAAATGGCGTGATGATTTTTATTTACCTGTATCACAAAAAACTTTTGAGAGATCCAAACATACATTTATTAACATAATGGACCCTACAATAAAAGGTAAAAGATATTATAGTTGTGATGAATTAGTTGGTAGTTTAAAAGATAACTTTGTAGGTCAAATAGGAATGAGAATTATGCAAAGACCTAAATCAGATAAACTATTTGAGAGTGCAGAAGAAAAATTAGAGTTTATGAATCGTATCTACATTGAAAACATATGGTGTTTTTCACAAGTAGAAAAACAAAATCCTAATCATTTTCAATCAAATTTTCAGGAAAAATTAGATTATTTTAGGCACAGCAGAAGGGCAACGTTATTTTAATGGAAGTTGAATTAATTAATAAAATGGGAAGTGACCTATCAGTAGTAAATGCTGCTAGAGTTTCTTTCAATAAAAGAAAATTTGCGTGGGAAGAAAAAGATGAGAAGTTAATAAAATATTTAGCTAAACATAATCATTGGTCACCATTTGCTCACGCCTCATTATCATTTAGAATTAAAGCACCTGTCTTTGTAGCAAGACAGTTAGTAAAACATCAAGTGGGTCTAGCGTGGAACGAAGTGAGTAGAAGATACGTAGATCATAAACCAGAATTTATGATACCATTTATGTGGAGAAAGAGACCAGAAGAAAGTATTAAACAAGGTTCAAGTGATGAAGAAGTACCTTATGATATTATGAAGTTAATAAACATTGCAACAGAAACTTATGATGATATGTTAGAGGAAGGTATTGCTCCAGAGATGGCAAGAATAGTATTGCCTCAATGTATGATGACCGAGTGGATATGGTCAGGCACTTTATATGCTTTTGCTAGAGTATGTAATTTAAGAGACCACGATAATGCTCAATCAGAAACAAGAGAGGTTGCAAAGGAAATTTCAGGGAATATTAAAGACCATTTCCCTATCAGTTGGAAGTATTTAAAAAATGAAGACTCACACAGTTGATTTAGCAATTACAAATTTATGTAATGCTAGATGTCCACAATGTCAAAGAACAGATATTGTAAATAATTTAAAAACTAAAGAATATTTACCATTAACAACTTGGTCACTTGCAGATTTTCAAAAAATGTTTCCAAAAGAAAGTTTAGATGATATAGAAAATTATAGTTTCTGTGGTCTTTGGGGAGACTCTTTAATGGCAAAAGATATAGGAAGAATATGTCATTATATTATTGATAACTCAAAAGCAAAAATTATTATAACAACAAATGGTAGTATTCGTAAAGAAGAATTTTATTTAAACCTTGGCAATTATTGTGGTAGAAGATTGTCAATGGTTATAGATGTAGATGGCATTGATGAGCAAATGCACCAGAAGTATAGAAGAGGAACATCATTGAAAAAATCATTGGCTGCATTGAGAGCATTATCACAAACAAAAGCCATACCACTATCTCAAACAGTATTATTTAAACATAATGAAAAACATAGAAATGATATAAAAAAATTATGCTTAAATAATGGTTCTCATTACCACGTATCTTATCCATCAGATAGATTTACTGTCAATACTTATTTTCCTAATGCAAAAAATATTGATAGATTTTATTTTACCAATGAAGATGGTGAAAGAGAATTTTTAGAGAGACCAGAGTCAGCATGGCGAGCAGGAACGAATGAATAAAAGAGATATTAAAGAAAGTATATTAGATGTTGGTAGTGGATTTTTCCTTGCTGTATTAATACAGTTATTAATATTTCCATTATTTGGTTTAAGGGTTACAATATTTGAGAATTTTCAGATTGCTTTAATATTTACAGTTGTTTCAATGACAAGGTCTGCTATATGGAGATGGTATTTTAGGAAGACTAGATGAAGAAAATAATTTGTCAATGGAAAAGAGATGGGAAATGTATTGTGCAACCTGATGGACAAGTTTTCAGATGTTGTTATTTAAAAATACACTTTGAGAGAAACTCCTTTAAGGCAAAAGAACATCCTATTATGAAAGAGTATTTGGACAATATAGAGGATCACAATGTAAAAAATAAAACATTAAAGACTATTTTAAATAGTAAATGGTTTACAAAAACATTACCTGAAAGTATTAGCGATGGTAATTATGATACAGCACCATCAATGTGCCAAAGAAAGTGTATGGTGAAAGAATAAATATGTACATGGCTATATCAAAAGAATCATACCTAGACCTTAAGGCTTACTGGGATTATCAAAGATTAAAAGAGTATAATAAAGAACTTTTAAAATTCAGATTAAATAAAGTAAGAGGCCACGCCTTTACACCAATGGGACCAATAGATCCTATCACTATGTTTGAAGACATATGGGTGAATATAAAAGAAGAAGATTTAGAACAACCTAAACCTGGTTGGGTACCACAAGATGAAAAGTTACGATTCGAATGGGAAGGTGAACCTGATAATACAGTTAAATTGCCAAAATATAAAGGAAGACCAGTTATGTTAAGGGCAAAAGGATATGAGGATAACGATATATAAGAGATATAATAATTATGTATCACATAATTTTTTACCTAAAGAGCTTGACTTTGTTAGAGAATTTTGTTATAATAATAATATTAAATATTATATTATAAGTTACAATGATAAGGAGATGTTAGAATATGAAGGACTACCTAAAAGAAATAATTAAAGAAACAGGTAATGAATACGCTACACTAGTAAGTGAAGGCGTTGAAGCAGGAGATGTATCTAGTTATATTGACACTGGTTCATATACCTTTAATGCTCTACTTTCAGGTTCAATTTTTGGTGGATTGCCATCAAACAAAATCACTGCAATCGCAGGAGAAGCTGCAACAGGTAAAACTTTTTTTGCTTTAGGTATTGTAAAATCATTTTTAGATAAGAATAAAGAGGCAGGTGTAATATATTTTGAATCAGAAAGTGCCTTAACAAGAGATTTAGTTGAAGCTCGTGGTATTGATAGTAAAAGAATGGTCATAGTACCAGTTGCAACTGTACAAGAATTTAGACATCAATCAATCAAAGTGATTGACAAGTATATAGAGCAAGAAGAATCAAAAAGAAAACCAATTATGTTTGTATTAGATAGTTTAGGAATGCTATCAACTACAAAAGAAATGACAGACACAGCCGAAGGAAAAGAAACCAGAGATATGACAAGGTCACAAATTGTCAAGGCTGCATTTAGAGTTTTAACATTAAAGTTAGGTAAAGCAAAAGTACCAATGATAATGACTAACCATACCTATGATGTTATAGGTTCAATGTTCCCACAAAAAGAAATGGGTGGTGGAAGTGGATTAAAATATGCTGCTTCAAATATTGTTTATCTATCTAAAAGAAAAGAAAAAGATGGAAAACAAGTTATTGGAAATGTGATACATTGTAAAAATTATAAATCAAGGCTTACAAAAGAAAATGCTATGATTGATGTAAGATTAACCTATGATAAAGGTTTAGATAAACACTATGGGTTGTTAGATTTAGCAATCAAATATGATATATTTAAATCAGTATCAACAAGGGTTGAACTACCTGACGGAAGTAAACAGTATGCTAAAACTATCAATAATGAACCTGATAAATTCTTTACTAAAGATATTCTCGCTCAAATTGACAAGGCAGCCAAAAAAGAATTCCTTTATGGCACAGAATAGATATGTCTTTGCTCAAAGAGATGTGGATGACTTCAGCTGCATAAAAATTGTAGAAGGAGAATACAGCGGGATCATATACACTTATGGACACGTAAAGTTTGCTAGTGAAGAAAATACTAAAGGTGAGTTGCCAATGAAATTTGATTATGATATAAAGAAGAATCCTAATAACATTGATACAACTACTGAAGGATTTAGAAACTACATTGGTGATATATTAATTGAGGTAGTAGAAAAACAATTAGAAAATGGAACAATCAGATTTAACAAATAAGTATATAAGAACTTATCATAATGTTTTGACAAAAGAAAACTGTCAGCATTTAATAGATAAGTTTGAAGACTCTTCCTCACAATGGGTTAAAACAGATTTAGATAATCATAGACACTTTACAGAAATCAACTTAAATTTACACAAGGATTGGCAAGAGTATGCCACATTATTATTTGAGAAGTGTAGATCACTTGTTGACAAATACCGAAAAGATGTTAAAATAGATTCTATAAAACAATGGCCAGAAAAGTTTGGCTTTGAACAGATAAGATTTAAGAAATACGAAGATAATGATAAAGATGAGTTTAGAGAACACGTTGATGTTACAGATTACAATAGTGCTAGGAGATTTTTAGTTATATTTTTATATTTAAATAAAAATGATGGAGGCGATACAACATTTACAGATTATAATATTAGAGTTAGACCAGAAGCTGGTAAGGCTCTTATGTTTCCCCCATTGTGGACTTACCAACATACAGGTGAGAAACCAAAAAATCAACCAAAGTATCTTGTAGGAACTTATCTTCATTATGTCTAATCAATTTGAAAAAACACTTTTATCCAATTTAATATATAACGAAGAATTTACAAGAAAGGCTTTGCCTTTTATTAAAGAAGAATTTTTTCAAGATAGGAATGAAGTTGTATTATTTAATATCATAAATGGCTTTGTTATTAAGTATAATAATCTTCCATCAAAAGAAGCCATATCAATAGAATTATCAAACCTTAAATCACTTACCGAAGATGAGTTTAAAAATATAAACTCACTGTTAAATACTTTACAACAAGAGGAAGTTGAACAAAAATGGTTGTTAGATACAACTGAAAAGTGGTGTAAAGACCGTGCTGTTTATAATGCTGTATTAAAAGGTATTAAGATTATAGATGGTAAAGATAAGAAACATACACCAGAAGCAATACCAAATATATTATCAGACGCTCTTGCTGTTTCATTTGACCAACATATTGGACACGATTATTTAAACAATTCAGAGGAACGATTTGAATATTACCACAAAGTAGAAGAAAGAGTTAAATTTGATTTAAGTTATTTTAATAGAATTACAAAAGGTGGTTTACCACCAAAAACTTTGAACGTTGCATTAGCAGGAACAGGTGTTGGTAAATCTTTGTTTATGTGCCATTTAGCTGCGTCTATGATAAGTCAAGGCAGGAATGTATTGTATATAACTTTAGAAATGGCTGAAGAAAGAATTGCTGAAAGAATTGACGCAAATTTATTAGATGTAACAATTGATGACCTTTATGATATGCCTAAATCAATATATGACAGTAAGGTTAACAAATTACAAAATAGAGTACAAGGTCAATTAATTATTAAAGAATATCCTACAGCAGCTGCTCACACAGGACATTTCAAAAATTTACTTGATGAACTTGCATTAAAGAAATCTTTTAAACCAGATATAATTTTTATTGATTATCTAAATATATGTTCAAGTAGTAGATTTAAAGGTGGTAATATATCATCATATTTTTATGTTAAAGCAATCGCTGAAGAATTAAGAGGATTGGCTGTAGTTTATAATGTACCAATTGTATCTGCTACACAAACAACAAGAACTGGTTATATGTCCAGTGATGTGGGTTTAGAGGATACTTCAGAAAGTTTTGGTCTTCCTGCAACAGCAGATTTTATGTTTGCTCTTATATCAAATGAAGAATTAGAAGAACTTAATCAGATGAAAGTTAAACAATTAAAAAATAGATACAATGATCCTGCAATCAATAGAGCATTTATCATAGGTGTTGATAGAGCTAAAATGAGATTGTATGATGTAGAACAAACAGCACAACAGATTGTAGATAGTAATCAGGAATCAAAAGAGAAGATAGAAAAACCATCAGGTCCACAACCAACTGAATCTGCTTATGATAAATTTTCAGATTTTAAAGTATGATTAAAAAGATGAACAAACCTGCAAGAAAAAGAAAACCATCCATCTATTATAAAACAGAAATGGTTAAAGTAAAGAATAAGATTTTATGGCGTGCTGTAGAAATGCCAAGTAAGTTAGTATTAAAAGAGTCATTTTTTGAAGAAGACGTTAAAAAACTTGTTAAGTTTCAAAACCAACATAAGACATTTGGTGTATTTGGATTCCCTACATTCTTTGATATAAGAGAATCAAAAGAACAGTTATTAGATAACGGCAAATCATCATATAATCACCCTCCAACTACAAGAGGTCGTAGATAGACATACATAAATATATGTATGGCTGATTCACCCAAAGCAACAGAAACCGCTCAAGCACTATTTTGTGCAGTAGTGGATAAACGAGGAGAGAAGTTTCCTGTCAATAAAACAGGTGAGCCTATTCCTTATTCATATAAAGACTTCAAAACAAAAGCAATTGAAAAAGAATTAAAAGAGATATTTAATACTGCTAAATTGGATGCACCTGGTGTTATGTTTAGAGATGTAGATACTTTATTAAAAGGAGATAACTCTTGGTATCATTCTTCAGTACATATTGCTAACAAAATTTATGACACAATTAAGAAATTTGCAGGACCAAAAATAGCAAAAGCAATAAAATCAAAAGGTTTAGATTTATTTTATACAAGAGGTGATAGAGATGTTATGAATTCCATAACTACAATATTTAAGTCAGCAAAAAAGAAAGCAGAAAAAAGAAATAATGATAGTACTAGAGTAGGAATAAAACCAATATTACCTAATGATTTAAATAAATGGTCACCAGCAGATATTTATTTTGCCACAGAATATGCTAAACAAAATTTAAAAGAGATGGCAAGTACATCTGAAACAAAACATTTAAGTAAACCAATTAAGTTGGGTAAATCTCTTGTTATAACAGGTGTAGCTAGTTTTGGTCAATTTGAAATATTTAATGCTTATATAAAATACTTAATAGACCTAGGGGAATTATTACCATTA